CAGCTAAAGCATTTATTTGAGCCTCTGACATTCCTACTTGCTTTCCTTGAGCAGCCAAACGTAATGCCATTGACACAATTTCGCTTTCGGTTGTGGCAAAGTTATTACCAAGTGCAACAATAGAAGAACCTAATCTATCAAAGTTCTTTTGATTCATTTGAGTAATATTTGCTAACCTAGCGAGTTCTGTTGCAGCTTGGTCACTCGACATATTTGTAGCTTCACCTAAATCGATCATTGTACGAGTAAAACCTAGGAGTGCATCGTTTTGGATTCCTAACTGTCCTGCCGCCTCGGCTACTCCTGCAATTTCCGTAGCAGCCGCTGGAATTTCTTTTGCCATACTTCGAATGCCTTTTTCGAACTCAGCAAATTCCACCTCTGTTGCATCCACAGTTTTTCTTACCCCCGCGAAGGCAGATTCAAAGTCAACAGATGCTTTAAATGCTGCTGTTCCTGCCGCAACTAAAGGACCAGTTACTTTCATGGACAAGTCTTTCCCAATGTCTTTCATGCCATTTCCAACATTACGAAGACTTTCTCCTGCTGAATGTAATTGTCTCTGCATGACAAGCCATTGATTGGTTTGTTCCTCTATGCGACGGTTAACCAGGTTTAGTTGATCCTCAGTGTTTCTCATGGCCGCAACTGCATTATTATATTGAGCAGCTAATCTCATGGTTTGCTCAGAGTTTTCGCCAGTAGCTTGTGCAGATTCTTCATACCTTCTGCGTAACTCCTGCACCTTCGCCCTGTGGACTTCAAGAGTTCGGTTCAATATATCTGCTCGACCTCTTAAACTAGTCAAGCTGTTATCAAAACGCCCTGCTCCCGCCTGAGAAGCTTTGAACTCTGAATTAACAGCTCGTAATCTCGTATTAATATCCCGCATCCCTCTAGTAAAATCCGCACTATCCAAATTTATGGATATTCTAAGAGCACCAATGTCTGACATTTTCTCACCTCTCTTCTCAGAGGATTTGATCTATATAAACTTCTGGTTCCTTTATTTCTGATTCGTTAAGTTCAAAATAAAAACCGATATCCATTTCATCGATTTCGTTGAGCTTATAACCTTGTTTCATGAGATTTTTGTAAACATTTTTAATAGACTCATAGGGCTCTATTCGTTTTTTGAGTCTGAGACACCCTCAATGCCTGAGGTTGCCTCAGTAATGACATCCACAAGAGTGCCTTGCAACTTAGGGAGCATCCCTTTCAACGGTAGTCCATCTAGCAGTTCATCAACTGTAAACTGATTTTCAAAGACTTCGCATACAAACTCGGCTAAATTATCAATCGTCTCGTCATCAAGCTGTGTCTTACCCTCCAACAATTTATTTAGTTTTAGCGCACGTCTCAGAATACGCCCTTTTACAAATGGCACAGCAAATGTTTTATTTTCGCCGTCTACAATCAATTCGATTTTCATAATTCATCCCTCCAAAATAAAAAGGGCAGCCTATAAGACTACCCTTCAAAAATTAGATTTCATCTGTTTCTTGTTCATCTGTTTCTTGATAAACTTCGGTAAACCAATTAGCAATCACCGCAGCATTTACACCGTCATCCGTGCTGCGAACTTTATATCTCCAGTCACCATCAAAATCACGTTTCAGGAACTGCCCTACAATTGTAGGTGTTTGATATTCAATGTTTTCACCCTTAGTCTGATGGTTTTGTTGAGGTACGCTGAACTTGCCTTTTAATAGCCATACAAACATTTCTCCACCATCGGAAGTGATTGAACTAAATCCGATCGCAACATACGGGGCTGCATCATCTGAGTTCTCGATCATTACCCCATCCTCATTAATGGTATGTCCTAATAATTCTGCTTCTACTGCCGTGGGTAAATCAGAAGTATTAATCGTAACCTCAGTCACACCTAGCGCTGAATCAGTAGCAGCAGGACCATCATCTGCATAAAGAGTTGCAGTATTAGAGTTTGTATTCATTTGGACGGAGATCGCAGGTGCTATTTTTTTAGGAGTTCCATAAGTAACTCCTGTATCATCGTCCTTTGTTAATTTTGCATAGTGTAAATTCTTCAATCCAACTACAGCCATTAGCTTTAGCCTCCTTTAATTCACATAATTAAAACGCAAAACCTTATGATAGGTCTTGGTTTCTTCTTCAAATGTTTCAGTTTCCATCCTTCTGACAAATCCCACAGATATAAGGAGATTTTTCACTTGTTTTGTAAGATTGGTATAATCCCCGTTACTCCATATATCTACTTGGATAGAGTGTTTCGTCTTTATTTCTTTATCATCTGCTCTCGTCTGACTGGTCTGATTAAATTCAAAAAAAGTGATATATGTGTCTTCATTTCCATCATAATTCAATGGTTCAACTGGTACTCCCAACGGTTTGAGGGTAGAAATAATTAAAGAGTTAAGACTCATAATCCTAACTCCCTTCTAATGACTTCGCCCATCTTATCTGTGACATTCCCTATGTTGTATTCGTAAGCAGGTCCCATAAATGGACGAGCTGCCATCGCTGGATATCTGTACCCTTTATTTTTACCTCTTGTAGCAACACCAGCTTTTCTTCCGATTTCTAAAAAGTAGCCATAAAAACCTTTTCCCTGACCATCAATCCACACACTTACTTCATCGTGCTGAACCTTATCCGATTTTTGAATGCTTTTCTCTAAATTTCTGGTTCGTTTCGGGACATTTTCTACTACTTTTTGATACATTAAATCAACGCCTGCCATCAAAGCTTTATTTTTGGCTTCTGTATTTAGACTTACACCTATCTGATTAAGCTGACTCATAAGTTGTTCCATTCCTTCTAGCTGAATACTCACAATATCTCCCTCCCAACTATAGTGAGAGTTTTATTGGATTCGTTGTCGTTGATCACCGAAAGAATTTCGAACTTCCTGCCTTTAAAAATAATCCTCATTTTTTTTCCTGATATCCATTTATCTTGTATCAATTTAGAATATCGAAAGACAAATGAGTTTGTATTTTTAGCATGGGTAGTAGCCGCCTCATAAAACGCATAAGCTGACCCTTTGTCATTTAGAGTTTTTATCATTGCCCGTGATGAATGAAAATCTTTGTATCTTTCATCTTCGGGTAATGGAAAACCATTTTCGTTTTTAGCTTCGGGATCATACTCTTGAAAAATTACTCGGCGCCTAAAAAGTGCTGGATTCATCCACATCACCATATCTTTTCAATTTCAAAATCAAACTCTGATAAGCAAAATTTAATTTATCTATTTTCAGGCTTGGATCTCTATTTTCATAATGCAATGCGCAATAAAGCATGACTGCTAAATCATATCGTTCATCTTTTTCTTTTGGCTCTGAAACACCAGAGTCTTTCAAATCCAATTTTGCCGCATTAATTAAAAGAGCGAGGAAATCATCATCCTCGCTCTCATCAATTCTCAAGTACTTTTTTACTTGTTCCAGCATCATCAATCACCTTCTACAGGTGCAGGCTCAGTTTCTACAGTTAATGGAACACTAAAAGCTGAAATCTGACCATTATTGGCGATTGCTCGTACCTTGAACTCGTAGGATGTCTCAGGCGACAATCCACTTTCTGAGAATGATGTACCTACTCGCTTGCCAACACTTTGATCATTTCTATAAATCTCGTATTCTTTGATTCCCCCAGGATAACTCACCGCATCCCATTTAATAGATACGGAGGTGTCTGTTTTTGACTGTACCGTTAATCCTTGGGGTGCATCAGGGTGTATCAACCACTTCAGCAATGCGGAATGCGCTATTCAAAGAGCGTTTTTGGTCATACCACGCTGTTAAAACAAATAGGTAGTTACCAGAGTCTACATCCTTGTCTGTATCATAAGTCATGGCATCGTAGTTAATTCGGAAGTAGTTAAAGTCTCCGATAATAGGGTTTACCGCTCCGTCTGCAAAGTGTACTGGTTTACCTAATACTTGTTCTGGTTGTGCATTATAAAGCGTAGCGTTGCCGTTAGCTAATACCTCAATAATATCCATGTAGTCTGCATAACGCATAACGATTTGAGCATTGTCACGGAAATCTTCATGTAAGTCAGCGATAGCTGCTTTAATTGCTTTATAAAGGTCATCACCTTGTACACGTTTGATGTCAGTTCCGTTATAGAATGACATATGTTCTAAACCAGATTTAGGAGTTGACGATAACGAATCTTTCTTTTCCTTAGCAGCTAAACCAGAACGTAGAGCATTGTCCACAAAACCAACTAATTCAACATCTGATCCATGGATTACAGTATCAGAGATTACTGCTTTTACTTTGAATTTGTTACGTCCAAAAGTAACTGTATCACCTTTAAGTTTTAATTCTTTAGCTGTTTCTTCGTCAGTTATAAAATCATCATCATCTAAGTTGTAAGAAATACGTGGCAGTTCTAAGCCTTTGATAGCGCTAATTTGTGCAACTTCACGTAATTGGTTGCGTGCAAATGGTTCGTGAACTAATTCATTTTGCATGGTAGTTGGCAAGAACTTATCTCCACCTGTTTCATTACCAGCAGGGATAGCTATTAGCTGTTTTGCTTCATCATTCACTGGACGTCTTTCTAGAGAAGCACGAATAAATTCTGCTTTAGCCTTAATCATTTTTTGCTTAGGATCTGCTTCGGAACCTAAACCAAGATTTTTCGTTTGTTGCTGTGCTGCAAATTTTTCCTTTTGCTCTGCTTCTAAAGTGTCATGTTGCTCCTTGATTACTTCAAAGCGCATTTTTAAGTCCTTTTTTGAATCCTGTAACGCCTTGATATCTTCCATCGATGCTTTTGGGTCAACCGCTTTTTGAGCAAGTTCACTTTCAATTTTTTGTAATTGTTGACCAATTGTAGCCATGTCTTGTTTTAATTCAAATAAAGTTTTCATTTTATGACATCCCTTCTAAAATTGTATTAATGTACGCCGCATTGGCCTTAGACTCTTCGGCTATTTTTTGTCTCTGAGCCATTTCTTCGGCCGAAATTGTACTATTTTGTGGTTGTTTAAAAAGCTCCTTTGGTACATTCTTGTATTTCGCGAAGAGTTCATCGCTAATTGATGCGACCATATTGTTTTCAGCAAGCACCTCATCACAAAGCCCATACTCAAATGCTTCATCTGCAGACAACCAAGATTCTGCATCCAAAAGCTCTTTCAAAGTTTCTTCATCTAACTTATCACCTGCTTTTTGCAGATAAGATTGCATGGATGAGTTGCTGATACGATCCAAATCATCTGCCACTTTTCTTAATTCTTTCGCATTTCCCCATGTAAATGTCCATGCATTATGAATCATCAACATAGAGTTTTTTGGCATTAAGATTTCATCTCCTGCCATCGCAATAACAGATGCAATTGAAGCTGCCACACCATCAACATGAACAATGATTCTGGCATTATGACGCTTAAGCATATTGTGAATGGTAATCCCCTCAAACACACTGCCGCCCGGACTATTAATATAAAGATTAATAATCTCGATACCTTCGCCCAACTCGTCCAATTCGTTTTTAAACGTAATCGAAGAAACTTCTCCATATTCTTCCCAAGCATACTTCGTAACTTCTCCATAAATAAAAATATCCGCTGATTTACCATCATCGGATGCTTTCATGTTAAAAAACTTATTCTTTTGTTTCCCCATTCCCCTCACCTCCTTTCGATGAAGATTTTCTTAATGCTGGATCCATTTCGATCGGATATAGATCACCCGATATCCAAAGTTCGTTCGCCTTACCACCTAATGGAGGCAAGTCTTCAAGTCGTCTCACTTCATCCGGTTTCATCCCTCCACTCCTAAGCATTGCTTGATAAAATGCGGTTCTGGCAGCAGTGTCGCCCCGAAGTAGCCCTCCAAGGTTGAATTTGAAGTATAACCCACGCAATCGATCGGCTTTAGTGAGCAATTTTCGGTTAAATTCATGCTCATATTGCCTAACAATAGGAAGCAAAGTCATGTTTACAAACTGAATCATCTGCTGTTCGTTACTTCCAAAGGTGCCTCCTTCGGAATCATTTAAAAAAGAAGCCGGAACATTAAAAACGTTGGCCACTCTTGAGCGAGTAATTCGCTCGGACGCCAACGTATCAGAAGCAAAGTATTCTTTTTTTAATTTATCAATTTCAACCCCGGGTTCTTGAAAAAGTATTCCCCCGTTGTCTTTGTAAAATCTTCTAAAATCGTCGATAATTTTTTGTCTTTTTTCATCATCCACGTTCGCAGCATACTTTAACACAAAGGACTCCTTTTTTTGCATTTCTGTAAGAGAAAACTCTTGAACTGCTTTGTCATATTCCAAGGTGTTTTTTAAAACGTCTAATGGGCTAATCCCCGCCCATCGTGATGTACCTGTTATATGTTTAACGTGAATCATATTCATGTTGTGAATATAATGTGTTTTGGATGCTGAATTTACTTGGTACCACAAAGAGTCATCATCTAAGTTAATAAAAGGCGTCACATAGCTGGAATCAATCGGAATAATTGCTTCTGGTTGCATTCGAATATCCCTTATGATTACTGCATAACCATTTCCTTTTTCATTACGAGCGACCTCTAATTTATTCAGCAAATCAAAGCTTGTCATATTCGGATTAGGATCATTAATAAGCGCATCAGCCGATTGATGGTCCGTAATCACATCATAATTTTGATGTAATTTAATCGGTAAAGCAGATAAGGTGTTCGAAAGCCTACTAATAACGCTAAAAATCGTCTCATTGGTTGCTAGTTTACTATTGTCGATTCCCCAAAAGGTTCGACCAAACCAGTTAGAAAAGTCGTAAGTCACCCCCTTCCAACCTGCCTTTGCTCCTCTAGCGGCCATTTTAAATCGTTGAAACCATTTCAAAGTCTCACCTCCTTATAAGTCATTAACTGAAATAAAGCTGATATTTCCGCTTCCTGAATTCGTCTCAGCATATCTAGCTTGTACAAACCCGGTGATTATTGCGGCTATCGGATCTATTCGTTCGCGAGATTTACGTTTTGATAATCGAATATTTTCATTAGCGTCAATTTCGGTCATTGCATTTCCAATTGCCCATGCTAAAAGTTCATCCCCGTCATGAGTGATCTTCTGTTGATATGAATGTTCTCTAAAATCCTTGGTCGGTTCGCTTAGTGTTTGAAATCCTTGTCGGACCTCAACAACCGTAAAACCTCTCGCATTCATATTTTGAGCAAATTGAGTAGCGCCATATGGGTCATAACAAAGTAAAATAGGGTTCCATCCTTCTTCCTCCACTTTGTTCGCTATCCAATCTTCGATGTATGAATAATCAACTACCGATCCAGGAGTAACACTCAACCAACCTTTATCAATCCAATGAGCATAAGGTACTCTATCCTTCGCCTGTCTCTCTTTTAAAGCATCTTCAGGCATAAAGGAATGTTGCTTAACATGGAATCCGTAATCCATTGGAAATATAAATCCTACTGAAGACAAGTCAATTTTTTTGGATAAGTCGACACCGATATATACATCTTTTCCGGTTAAATCAGGATCCTCATCCACTTTGCAAGCATTCCATTTCGACAACGGCATATAGCCGCCCTGCTTCTGATCAACCCACAAATTCATGTTTTTAGTCAGAAACTTCGCCATTTTTTCAGGTACATCAAGCGCAGCCTTTAACCTTTTTCGAAGATATTCGATTCCATTCTCATAAGAGCAAAGAATCGGGTTAGCTTTTTGCCAATTTGACTCATCGCTCACATCATCTTCTTTATCCAATTCATTGATCATGACAAAGTAATTGTCATTCTCTATCGGACTATTAGGGTCCAAGATTTGAGATACATAATGATACTCAACCCGATAACAAGGATTATTCAAATCAAGTCCAGCCGTAGTGATAATCATCATTAATGGTTGTGGTCTCGCTCCCATACCAGATTCAATGATTTCATACATTTCATCTGTTTCGTGGGCATGGTACTCATCAATGATTCCACATTGTGGGTTATATCCATCACCGCTTTTACGATCCTCTTTAGATAACGGTCTAATAATAGAATCACTTTTAATATGTGTGATGGTCCCATAGGCTGTTCTAAATTTATCAGCTAGGTCTCCACAACCCTCAATCATTTTTTGTGTTTCTTCCCAAACAATTTTTGCCTGTTCTTTCTTAGTAGCAGCACAATAAACCTCTGATGATGGCTCCCCAAAGGCTGATGCTTCATAACTGCCAACTGCGCCAAGCGATTGTGATTTTGCGTTTTTACGACCTACTTGCCAATAACCTTTTGAAAATCGCCGATATTTCGTAACTCGATGAACCCATCCATATATATTCCCAAATATAAATTTTTGAATGATATGTGGCTCAATATGCTGCCCGGCGAGAACCCCTTTTCTGTGTTTAAAGAGTCGCATCCAGTCTAAAAATCTTTCACCTTTTGACTCATCAAAAACATAAGGAAAATCGTCTGTATCTTCTCTTTCAAGGTCAAATAAAAAACGCTGACACGCCCATTTATGCTTTTCGCAGGCTATAATGTCACCGTTTATCACTTGTTCACTATATTCAATTAGTTGAAACCTCAAAGATGGCTTTGTAAGAACATTTTGCATTAAACATCACCGAACTTCCTCTCAAACTCTGTCGGAGTATGCTTCGGTGGATCTGCTTTTGGAATCACAAGTTTTAGGCGTGATGTAATGGAAAGGCCAAGTTCGCTAGCCGCTCCTTTGCATTCGTTAAAAAGTAGATTCTTTGTTTTTTGCAATTTAGAGTAAGATTCGTTTAGGCTTTTAACACCATCTGAAACATCAATCGGCTTCATGCTTCTTAACAACCTAACAATTTTTACATATTCCGTTCTGCTGTCAATATAACGTGCTAACCCATCTACATCTAAATTGCTAAAAATTTTCAACTTTATTAGTTCATTTGCAATCTTATAAAACTCATCTTTTTGCTTTTTTGTTAAATAAGATGGTGCAACAATATTCTCTGTACTTCCTCGAATAGCATTTTCTTGCTCTTCTCTTTCTTTCATTTCCGCTTTAGTTAGATGGTTTGAACGCCCTTTTCCTTTGATCACTTCAAGTGGCTGCCTCGGTCTACCTGCCATATCCATTTCACCTCCTAAAAAAATTTGAATAAACGGATTTTTGTGCACAGAAAACTGCCCGTCGGTCTATACGGAATTTTATTTTTTACTTTTTTGGGAGGGGGGCTATCAATTCCCAGCTCTTTCCCTCCCTGTTTTCTTATTATGACAAGATTGGCATAGTAGCCAAAGGTTATCCAAGGCTAGTCGCTTACTCCAATCCTGCTTTAATGGGATGATATGGTCCACGATGACACCCGGGACAATACGTTCTTCTTTTAAGCATTGCTGACATAGACCATTGTCTCTAGCTATCACTATGTCCCTAGCTTTACGCCACGCCCATGACTTATAAAAAGAGTTAGATTTTTTGTCTCGTTGGTGCTGGTCATAATACTTTTGATTTTCGGATGATGCCTGCTTATGTTCCTCGCAATATTTTTCCTGCGTTAAATTCCGACAACCTATTTTGTTGCATGGTTTAAGTGGTTTACTTGTCACAAAGTATCACATCTATTGGTTCGCCATCTGCGTATAGAGTCACTTTCTCTCTAGGTTCATTATGAATTATGCTTTTTACATCTCCTTGTTCACTTTCCGGATCCGCAAACTTTAAAAAAATAAATGTCGGATTGATTTCTTGTGTATCCGTCTCCCAATCGAAGGAAACATTAATTTTCCCTTTAATCTCTTCGCCTTTATAAGTTACAAGCGGGACACTATTAATATCCTCTAAAGTAATTTTTAGTAATGGCGCATCTATTTTTTGCTTCGGTTTAAAATCTCTAGGCACAACTGGACCATCACATCTAGGGCACCGAATTCCATCTAATCTACAACCATGTCCAACAACAATTGTTCTACATTCTTCATCAAGACAAGCAAACTGAGTATGATACTTCATATTCTTTCATCCTCCTTAAAATAAAAAACACCTCTAAAGAGATGTTACTTGTTCCTTTAACTTATTCTTCCCTTTCAACAATTCTTCTCGCTTCATCCATACTCTGTTTAATCAAAGCCTTTAATTCAGTTTCTTTTTTGGATAATGTTGCAAGTGTTTGTTCATCCATTTCTTTTACTGATCCGTGTAACTTTCTCATTTTTTTCTGAAGCTTCTTTGTTTCTTGACTTGCATAAAAGGCAATGTACTCATGCTTGCAATGTGGGCACCGAAAATAAGTTTTCTCAATTCCATTTTTCACTAGCTTTGTTTTGAGTTTGTTAATTGAAAATACCTTTTTACATCCAGCATCACATGTGGCTTGGATAGGTTTATCGCTCATTCTTTATTCTCCTTTCGCTCTTGACCTCAATCTTTCTGTTGACGAGCTTTATATTCAACAATCAGTTATCCTCAATTTCATCAAGAGTATTACTGAGTCCGCATTCAATACATTTGGATATGATATAAGGACCTTGATCATCTCCGTATATTTCTATTTCTTCCAACTCTCCACCGCATTCTGGACAAGTAGCTTTATCAATTTGATCTAATTCATCAGCCAATGCTTTTGCGTGTTTGGCAATAGCTTGTAACTTCGCTGAGAGTTTATCTGTTTCTGCATTTAGTTGAATAGTAATACTTCTTTTTGGTTTCTTTTCCATGTCACTCATCCTTCTTTCTTCAAAATAAAAAGCCATCCCGTAATCGAGATGACTTTAATTTGATTATTTATTTACATCTACACCTAATAAATCTTTTAATGCATCCTGAAGAACACGAGAAAAGTTTACATTCTTTTCTTTCGCTAAATCATCTAACCATTGCGGAATAGTTAAGGTTTTCTTAATAGCTTGATTATTAATGCTTTCTCTTACTAACGGCATCCATACATCAATCATTACAATGACTTGATTCTTATCAACTTGAATATCTTTAATTGATGAAGCTTCTGGAATAGCATCGCCATCTTTCTCCATTCCATATAAATGAAGTCCCATTGCTTCTTTAGCCATCGTAATGGCTTCATCTTCTGTATCTCCGCAAGTTAAGCAGCCAGGTAGATCAGGAAATTCTACACTGATACCATCTTCAGCATAATCAAAAATTGCTGGATACACATACGTATTTTTTAATTCCATATATATATTAATACCTCCTTGCAGGAGGACTTCTTATATAAGTCCTGCCTGCTTTAGTATTGATTTCTGTGTTTTAATTGGAAAACTCTTTTTAGGATGTGGTATTGTTACCTTTCCTTTTTTAGAAGGATGTTTATATTGATAATGGCTTCCTGCTGTATGTACTAAGTACCATCCATCATCCTCTATCATTTTAATCAATTCCCTTGAAGAGTATGCCTTCATTTCTTCCTCCTTTCTATACTCTTATTATAACACGTATTATAATACGTGTAAATGTTTTTGTTTAAAATAATTGGATTTTTTGTCAATAAAAAGACACCCTGTTTTTTTAGGGTGCTGAATCATCACAATTATTTTTCTTTTTTTGCTCTTATTGCAAATTTTAACAGTTCTCTAAAATATGTTATAGCAGAATGGTCTCTTCTATTCTCACCAATTAGGTTGCTTACTATTAAATAGACTAGAATCGTCACTACGAACGGGAAAACACTTTGATAAAATGGAGAGTCTGAATATATATAATCCGTAAAAAAACTAATGTAACCAGTAACAAAAAATGTTAGTAATGTTATAGCTTGAGGTAGAAATTTAGATGAGTCATACCCATTATCCAATGCACTCATTCTTATTAAGCCATACTCTAATGTATCTTCGTCAAGCTCCTTTATGTTTACAAATCGATTATCTATTTTTCCCTGAGTTGCTGCACTATATAATTTTTTTAAGAAAGTTACTAACTCTTTGTTCTCACTATAAATCTTCTTTTTAATTAGTTCAAGATTAAAACTCTCTGCTTCCCCTGTATCAATATGAGCAATTTCTAAGGATTCTAATATGCTAGTTACAGAATTTCGTACCTCCTTATTCCTTTTATTTTGCTTGTATTGCAAAAA